ACGGGGTATTCAAGTTCAAGCCCAAAATGCAGTTAATGAAGCTATAAGATATATCAATCAAAAAGAATTTAGTTACCCATTCAATCATGCCAGTAATAGCCAAGTGCTAGTCCCAGGCACAGTAAAGTACACTGTACCAACTTCTACTAAACACATTGACTATAATACAGCTAGAATTGTAAAAGATTCAGACTTAGGCACATCTGGATTAAACTTAAGTACGTTAGCCTATAACGAATATATTGCTAATAATGTTGAACAAGAAGATGACATTGTAACAACAACAACTAGCACCACACATACAGACAGTGTTACAACTATAACTGTAGCAAGTACATCAGGATTTGATTCTTCAGGCACATTACATATAGCTAATGAACAAATTACTTATACGGCTATAGGGTCAAGTACCACATTTACAGGATGCACTAGAGGGGCTAATAGTACAACTGCAGCTTCTATAGCTAGTGGCGTACAAGTAGCACAGTTTACTGGTGGTGGAGTACCTAGTCACATAGTAAGAACACTAGATAATAATTTTATATTATATCCTTTTCCAAATAAAGGTTACACATTAAAGTTTGATTACTTTACATTCCCGTCTGATTTATCAGCACATGGAGATACAACAACAATACCAGATAGATTCGCCCCAGTGATAGTAGATGGGGCAACTGCATATGCTTATCAATACCGTGGAGAAATAGAGCAGTATCAATTAAATTTTGCTAGATTTGAACAGGGTATAAAAAATATACAGACTTTACTTGTTAATAAGTATGAGTATGTAAGGTCAACAGTAGTATTAAGACCAACAAGTATGGCAGGATATTTTAGCACTGAAACAACGACATAATGGCAGACTTATCAAGAGTACAACCTATAGCATTTAACTGCGAAGGAGGGTTAATTTTAAATCGTTCTACGTTTATGATGCAACCAGGGGAAGCATTAGAGTTAGAAAACTTTGAGCCTGATATAGAAGGCGGCTACAGACGTATAAATGGTTTTAGTAAATATGTAACTGCTGTTGTTCCTCAAACAAGTGACTCTAGTGAAAAGGTCTCAATGGTTGCTACATTTGCAGATGTAGTGTTAGCAGCTCGAGGAGAAAAGATATTTAGTGCAACGCCTGGAGGTTCTTCATGGACAGAAAGAGATACAGGTAGAACAAGTGCTGGTAAGTATGCATTTGAAAGGTACAACTTTGATGGCAATAGTAAAATAATAGTTGTTGATGGAACTAATGCACCAACTATATTTAATACTTCATTAGCAGCCACAGATGTAAGTGAAAGTTCTGTAGCAGGCTCTAAATTTATTGTAGCGTTTCAAAACCATATGTTTTACGCAGGTAAGTCTACAACACCACAAACACTAATATTTAGTGTGCCATTTGACGAAGATGACTTTTCCTCAGGCAGTGGTGCTGGAAGTATAAAAGTTGATGATACTATAACAGGACTTAAAGTATTCCGTGATAATTTATTTATATTTTGCGAAAATAGAATATTTAAAATGTCAGGAACATCATCTGCTAACTTTGCTGTAACAGCAGTAACAAGAGATATAGGATGTATCAACGGAGATACAATTCAAGAATTTGCAGGTGACTTAATATTTCTAGGACCTGATGGATTAAGAACAGTTGCTGGTACTGCAAGAATTGGTGACGTTGAATTGGGAACTATAAGTTCTAATGTGCAGTCTGTTTTTGATGATAATTTATCTAGTGCATCAGAATTTGATAGCGTGGTTATACCTGATAAAACACAGTATAGAATATTTTTTACTAAAGCAAGCCAAGCTGCAGGCTCTACCCAAGGAGTTATATGTGTTATGAAAGGTCAAAATTTTGAGTTTTCTAAAACTAAGGGCATAAAACCTGCGTCAACAGATACTTTTGTATCAGCAGGAAATGTTATAATACTGCATGGTGATTATGCAAATGGTTTTGTTTATAGACAAGAATCAGGCAACACATTTGATGGCACGCAAATAAATGGTAAGTATAGAAGTCCTGATATGACTTTTGGTGATGCAGGCATACGAAAACATATGCAACGTGTTATTGTTAACTATGAGCCAGAGTCATCTATAGATGCAGATTTATTTGTTAGATATGATTATGAATCTAAAGAATCAACAAGACCAGCAGCTTATCCTTTAGACTCAGAAGATATTGCAGCTATATATGGAACATCTACCTATGGTGTATCTTCTACATTAAAAGCTACATATGGTGGAGCATCAAGACCTTTACTTAGACAATCAGTCGAAGGGTCAGGTTTTGCTGTCGCACTAAGAGTAAATGATGGTGGTACAACTGCACCATACTCACTAAAGGGATTTCAGTTAGAATATCAAACAGGAGCTAGAAGGTAAATGGGAGCTACTTACACTAGACAATCATCTTATACTGACGGAGACGTAATAACTGCCGCTCATACCAATGATGAGTTTAATCAGTTATTAGCTGCCTTTGCATCAAGCACAGGGCATACACACGATGGTACAACTGCAGAAGGTGGTCCTATTACTAAACTACTAGGTAATACACTTACCTTTGGTGCAGGAACTGCAGGAACAGATATAACAATAACATTTGACGGTGAAACATCAGATGGTGTTTTACTATGGAAAGAAGACGAGGATTATTTTGAATTTAGTGATGACATACTTATTGCTTCTACAGAGAAGCTACAATTCAGAGACACAGCTATATACATCAATTCAAGTGCCGATGGACAACTTGACCTTGTAGCTGATACAGAAATACAACTTGCAGCCACTACAGTAGACTTAAATGGTAACTTAGATGTATCAGGGTCTATAACATTAGGTGGTACTGCAATCACATCTACAGCAGCAGAACTAAACATATTAGATGGAGTTACCTCTACTGCTACAGAATTAAATGCATTAGACGGAATAACATCTACAGTAACAGAACTAAACATACTTGATGGAGACACAAGTGCTTCATCTGTAACTGTAGCAGATGCAGACAGAGTTGTACTCAACGATGGTGGTACAATGAAGCAGGTAGCAGTCACTGACTTGTCTGCTTACTTTGATGATGAAATAACTGCAATGCCTAATCTTGTGACTACTGCAGCTACAACAGTCGGTGCGTTGAACTCTGGTAGTATCACTAGTGGCTTTGGTACTATTAATACAGGCTCATCTACAATCACAACCACAGGTTTAATTACAGGTGGTTCTTTAGACATAGATGATGTTGTTATAAACGGAGCAACTATAGGTCACACAGATGATACAGACTTGATAACACTAGCAAGTGGTTCTGTAACAATAGCAGGTGACTTAACAGTATCAGGTGATGATATCACTATGGGTACTAATACTTCAGGTAACTTACTTATTGCAGACGGAACAAACTTTAACTCTGTAGCAGTAGGGTCTTTATCAGAGATATCTACAGTAGCTAACGATGATGTATTCTTAGCAGTAGATACTTCAGGTGGTGGTCTAAAGAAAGTAACAAGAAGCACAATCGTATCAGGATTAGCTGTTGGTGGTGTTGCTTTATCTAACATAGTAGAAGATACTACTCCACAACTAGGTGGGTCACTTGATGTAAATGGACAAGACATTGTTTCAGTATCTAATGGTAATATAACACTTACACCAAATGGAACAGGTGTTGTAAGAGTTGATGGTTCTAGTGGTATTGATATGCAGTCAGGTGGTATATCAATTAAAAACTCAGGTTCAGAATCATATGTAAGATTTTATTGTGAATCTAGCAATGCTCATTATAGTCAATTACAAGCATCTCCTCACTCTGCCTATTCAGGTAACGTAACACTTGTTTTACCTGCATCAGCAGACACATTAGTTGGTAGAGCTACAACAGATACACTAACAAACAAAACACTAACAAGTCCTGTTATATCAACAATAACAGGTTCTACCATTACATTAGATTCTGCAGGAGACATTACTCTTGATGCAGATGGTGCAGACGTTGTATTGAAAGATGGTGGAACAACTTTTGGTTCTATGACAAATAGTAGTGGTGAACTTGTAATTAAGTCAGGTTCTACACCAACTACTGCTATGACATTTAGTGGTGCTAACGTAACACTAGAAGGTAATTTAACTGTATCAGGCACGACAACTACAGTAAACTCAACAACAGTAAATTTAAATGACCACAACATTGTACTAGATAGTGGTAACAGTACAAGTGCAGTAGTGAATGGTGCAGGTATCACAATAGAAGGTGGTTCAGGTGATGATGCTACATTTAGCTATAATACAACAGGTCCTAAGTTTGAGTTAAAGTTAGGCTCAAGCCATGAAGACTTACAGGTTGACCAACTTATAGCAGCATCACTAGATATATCAGGAAATGTAGATGTAGATGGTACACTAGAAACAGACGCATTATCTATAAATGGAACAACAGTTACATCAACTGCAGCAGAGTTAAACATTTTAGATGGTGTTACTTCTACTGCATCAGAACTTAATATACTAGATGGTGTTACTTCAACTGCTACAGAGTTAAACTTAGTAGATGGTTCATCTGCAGGTACAATAGCAAATAGTAAAGCAGTTATATATGGTTCTAGTGGTGAAGTAAATGCTACTACGTTACAGATAGCAGGAACTTCTATTACATCAACTGCAGCCGAATTGAATATCTTAGATGGTGTGACTTCAACAGCAACAGAATTAAACATCATGGATGGTAATACGTCTGCTTCTTCTACAACATTAGTTGATGCAGATAGAGTGGTAACAAATGATAATGGTACAATGAAGCAAGTGGCATTGACAGATGTTAAGACATATTTAACTAGTGCAGGATTTACTTCTGATGACCCAACTGCATTAGCGATTGCCCTCGGTTGATTTTACTTGACAAATCTAGTAAAACCGAGTATAATTATATAAAAGGAAAAAGGGATGGCAAATACATTTAAAGTAAGCACGAGGGATGTTGCACCTGCAAGTGCAGGAACTTTTGAGGAGATATACGATTGTCCAGATAACACTACTGCTGTTATCATAGGATTAAGTCTTGCAAATGTTCACACAGCACAAGTTACAGCTTCTGTTAAATTAGTAAGTACAACAAATCAATCAGGCTCAACACAAAACACTACAGCACATCTTGTAAAGGACATACCCATACCTGTAGGTTCTACAGTAGAGATTATGTCAGGCAACAAGATTATCTTAAATGCTGATGACAGAATAAGTGTAGACTGTTCTGTAGCAGACAAAGTTTCAGTTATACTAAGCTATATGGAGATAACATAAGATGCCATACATAGGTAATGCTTCAGCGAATAGATTCGTAGCATCTAAAGCTGCCACACAGTTTTCAGGTGATGGGTCTACAACTGTTTTTACACTTGACCATTCAGTAGGGTCTGACGAAGATATACTTGTATCTGTAGATGGTGTTATACAAGAGCCTTCTGTAGCATATGCAGTGAGCAACGGAACAACCCTCACATTCACTGCTGCACCATCAAGTAACTCTGGTAATAATATATTTGTTTATTATTTGTTTAGAACTGTGGCTACAGTTGACCATCCATCTACAAGTGCTTTGAGTGCAACGAGTGGTACGTTTAGTACAGACTTAACAGTATCTGGAAATACTGGCATGGGAGAAACTTCCCCATTAGGAAAATTGCACGTTAAGTCTGGAGATAGTGGAGCTTCTTCTGTAAATGGTAATGCTAATGAATTAGTTGTAGAAAATTCA